AGCAGACATATTAATACTTATGTTTATTAAAGGAGCAACAATAAGGGGGAAAGATAATGGATAAATAACTATTCAGAAAGACAGAAGGAAAGTTATAAAAAGAAAACAAATGCATTAGAGAATATAAACTAGCAATTTATAAACCTTCTCTAATGCAACCACCTATCTAATATTATAACATAAAGGGTAGGTGCAAAGATGAACAAAACAGTAAATAAAATAAGAAAATATAAAGAACTAAAAGCAGATATAGCATATTTTGATATAAGACTAGAGGAAATTGAAGAAGAGATTATTGGGATTTCAGCTCAACCACAAGGAGAAAGAACAGGAAAAACATATAAAATTACATCTCAAGTAGAAGAACAAGTCGAAAAATTATTAGAAAAGAAAGAAGAGATTCAAAGAAAAAAAGCAAATGTTATAAGAATGATAAAGAAAATAGATAACGCCTTAAGTGTACTAACAGATGAAGAGAGAGAAGTTATACAAGTTGTTGGTATAGAAGGTAAAAGATATTGGAGATTAGAAGAAAAATTAAATTTAACATATGCAAGAATAAAACAAATAGAAAAAGATGCTATAAAAAAGATGGAGAAATACTTAGCATAAGAAAAATTATAGAAAAATTATAGGTTTTCTATAGAAAGATTATAAAAAGTAAATAAAAAATGATTTAAAATAGTATTATGTGAATAAATCAAGAAGCACTTACGTAATTGTAGGTGCTTTTTATTTTATAGAAATGGAGAAATAAAAATGAGGATAGGAGAAATTTTAAAGGATCTGCAACCGTATGAATATGATAATTTAGATAAAAAAAGAAAAGAAGTAACTCGAGGCAAAATGAAAACTTCAAGAGAAGAGAAGTTAAATATAAAGGAGTTAATGTCTACTAGATATTATAGACGTGGTCGTGGTGGAGCTATAAGGCAGGTGAGGTGATGGCTAAGTCTAAATGGGAAACTCATGTTAAAGATAAGTTAATATTAGTTGAAGCATGGGCAAGAAATGGGCTCACCGATGAACAAATAGCAAAGAATTTAGGTATAAGCAAAGATACATTTTATAAGTATAAAAAAGAATACACTGACTTTTCTGACTCCCTAAAAAGAGGTAAAGAAGTAGTAGATATAGAAGTGGAAAATGCTTTATTGAAAAGGGCTTTAGGTTACAAATATGATGAAGTAACTAAAGAAAGAGATAAAGATACAGGAGAATTAGTAGTCACAAAGGTAGTAACTAAAGAGGTAGTTGGAGATACAACAGCTCAAATTTATTGGTTAAAGAATAGAAAACCAGAAGACTGGAGAGATAAAAAAGAAATAGAGCATAGTGGAAATATAAGCAATCCATATGAAGGATTAACTAGAGAGCAGTTATTAAAAATAGCTAGTGAAGATGATGGATAAGAAATTAATAAAGTTAGGTGCTAAATGTGAACTTGCAAGGCGTGAGTTCTTTTTTTATTGCAATTTAATAGCACCAGACTTTTATAAGAGCAATAGAAAATATCTAGTTGAACTATGCAAAGAGTTTCAAGAGTTCTATGAGGGAGAAGATGAAGTATTAATTATAAATGAACCTCCTAGACATGGAAAATCAAGAACTGCATCTTTATTCGTTGAATGGGTTTTAGGTAAAAATCAGAATGAAAAGATTATGACCGGATCATACAATGAAACCTTATCTACTATGTTTTCTAAGAATGTTAGAAATGCAATACAAGAAGAAAAAGCTGATAAATATAAGCCTGTATTCAGTGATGTCTTTCCAACTGTAAAAATAAAACGTGGTGATGGAGCTATGAATCTTTGGAGCTTAGAAGGGGGATATAATAATTATCTTGCTACTTCTCCTACTGGCACAGCTACAGGGTTTGGAGCATCACTTCTAATAATAGATGATTTAATTAAAAATGCAGAAGAAGCCTACAATGAGAGTGTCAAAGAAAAACATTGGGATTGGTTTACTAATACAATGCTTTCAAGACTTGAAGAAGGTGGAAAGATAATAATTATAATGACTAGATGGGCCAGTGATGATTTAGCTGGTAAAGCTCTAGAACATTATAAAGAGCAAGGAGCAAAAATAAGACATATAAGCATGAAAGCCTTACAAGATGATGGAACAATGCTTTGCGAAGAAGTATTGAGTAGAAAATCTTATGAAGCCAAAAGAAAAGCCATGGGGGAGGATATAGCATCAGCTAACTATCAACAAGAGCCTATAGACTTAAAAGGATGTTTATATAAAACTCTTAAGACATATACAGATGTGCCTAAAGATGAAAAAGGGAATTGTCTATTTACATCTATTAAAGCCTATTGTGATACAGCGGATACAGGAGAGGATTACTTATGCAATATTATTTATGGTGAGTACAATAAAGAAGCTTATGTATTAGATGTTTACTATACAAAAGAATCTATGGAAATAACTGAAAAAGAAACAGCTAAAAGATATTTAGAGCATCAAGTAAATAAAGCATTAATTGAAAGTAATAACGGTGGTAGAGGTTTTGCTAGAAGTGTAGAGAGAATACTTAAAGAAGTGTTTAATAGCAATAAAACTAAGATAGAGTGGTTCCATCAAGGAGAAAATAAGATTGCTAGAATATTATCAAATAGTACATGGGTAATGGATCATATATATTATCCTGCCAACTGGAGAGATAAGTGGCCAGAATATTACAAGGCTATGGTCAAGTATCAAAGAGAAGGTAAGAATAAACATGATGACGCTCCAGATGCAACTACAGGTATAGCAGAACAATTTAACAATAAGAGAAAGGTCAAGATAAGAAGTAAATCTAAATTAGGAATAAGATAATTTCGCTAAATCTTGTTTTCACGAATATCAAATAAGCAACCTATTTAAGCCATTTATAAGATATAAAAATAAGAAAATTAGTTTAATATAACTAAACTTTTATGATAAAAATTACTATTTCGTAGTGATGATAGCGAAATGATATAAAAAGAGGTGAGAAAATGCCAATAATTAAAGATAGAGATTTACTAAACGAAGATGGAAGTATTCCCATAAAATTACTGGTTAAATGTATAGCAGAACATATAACTATAGCAAATACAAAATATAAAAAACTTAATAAATATTATGATGGTGAACATAAAATATTAGAAAGAACATTGTCAAATGACTCTTTACCTAATAATAAGATTGTTGCTAATCATGCAGAATATATTACAGATATGGCAACAGGATATGTATTTGGTAGCCCTGTAAGTTATAGTGGTCCTGGTTCAGAGGAGCTAAATAATATATTTATAGAAATAGATGAGGATAGCCATAACAATGAGTTAGCCTTAGATTTATCTATATTCGGTGTAGGATATGAATTGCTTTATATGAATAATGAAGAAGTGCCTTATCCAGAGTTAGCAGTAGTAAGCCCATTAAATAGCTTTATTGTAGTAGATAGTACAGTTAAACAGAAGCCTATATTTGGAGTTGCTTATTTCCCTAAATATGATATAGATAATAATTTAAAAGGTTATGATATTAATGTATATACAGAAATAAATAGAATTCATTATTTTTTTGAAGATTTGACAAGCGAATCTCCAAATATAATTGATGTAGAAGAACATTATTTTAATGGGATACCGCTAATAGAATATAAAAATAATAAAAAAAATAAAGGGGATTTTGAGGGAGCAATAAATTTAATAGATGCCTATAATCTTCTTCAATCTGACAGAGTTAATGATAAGGAACAGTTAGTTGATGGTTTACTAGCTGTTATAGGAGATTCGTTAGGAGATGACTTTGACGAAAAGGTAGAAACAGCTAAACTATTAAAAGAATTAAAGATTATTGAACTAGAGAAAGATGGAGATGCTAAATGGTTAGTTAAATCTCTCAATGAGGATCAAGTTGAAATATTGAAGAACTCCCTAAAGGATGATATACATGAATTTTCTAAAGTTCCTTGCTTAACAGATGAAAACTTTGTAGGAAATGCTTCTGGTGTTGCTATGAAGTACAAGCTATTAGGTTTTGAACAGTTAGGAA